AATGGCAGTATAGAATTTTTTAAGACTTTTCCTGATGTTAACGTATCTTATGAAATACAATCATCTATAGATGAGATAACTCCTGTTATAGGTCATGAAGCTGCTCTAGGACTTGCGAGCTTTAGAGCAAAATTACAAGCTTCAGCCGAAGACTTTCAAGCTGATAAGATAAGCTTAGAGGGGTCTACTGTAAAAGACTTTCAAACTGTAGGTGGTGTAAAAGCAGTGCAAGACTTTGCGAAACCATTTCAAAAGCTTACTGATAAAACTTTATTTTGCAAAACAACTGGAAGTTTTGGAGATGGAGTAACAGAAGTAAGTACTCAAATATCAGCGATAACTTCGATAACAAAAAGATCAAGTACAGGAAATGGATCTTTAAGAAGAATAGCTACTCAATTTAATCCTGCGTCTATAAAAAACGCAGCTAGGAAAATATTTCCAACTAAATCAGAATCAAAGATTAGACAATTTTCAACTGGTTCTTCTATAAACCCTAGTAAAGCTTTAGAAGTACTAAGACCTAATAACGAACCTAAGTTAAGAGCTAATAAAGAGGTAGAAACTGTATATAAAGAAAAAATAAAATCTTTAAATAACTGCGGAAGTAATTTGGATCCAACTTCTTTGCTTGGAGGTATTGGTAGGTCAAAACAAAATGCTTTCGCACATTTGATAAGTAAAGCACGAAGTGTAATACAAGATCCAGCAAGTGCTGGAGATACTCTTGCTGAACTTAAATCTTCTAATATAGATTTACCATCTAATAATCTTACTAGTCTGATAAAAAATGCTCAAACAAGCGTTAGGTCAAACTTAAATAAAGGTGAAGCGACTTCAAGTAATGTTAAGCCAAGTAATATCTTCGATATCACGTCAGCACAAAGCGGATTTGCTGGATATAATACGTCTCCTAATTATATTTTTACCACAGTGTCTTCTCCTGAAGAGCTTTATCTTGAAATAGCTAATTCAACTAGAACAAGATCAAAAGAAGCAGATTCAATAAGGTGTTTAGTTGTTGGCTGGACTGCTCATTTGGACGGGCCACCTGAAAAAGCTAACGCTAAAAAAATACATGAACTTAGTAAAAAGTTTGACTTAAAAAATTTAGAAAATGAGATTGGTGTTACTACAAGCTCTATTGATGCTGGAAAAAAAGCACTAGAGACAATTAATAGAAAATTTAAATTGTATGGAATACAACCACACTATATTATTAAAAGAAACGGAGATCTTGAAAGAGGTCGTCCTATCGATCAAACCCGTAATCCGGACTATGCTCCATTTGCTTTAAGTGGATTAAAGATAGCTTTTGTAGCCACATCTTCTAAACCAGTAAACGAAGAACAATTTAAAACTTTTGACATGTTTATAAATGAATTTTTTAAAGTATTCCCAGGCGGAGAAGTTATCGCAGATTCAGAGATAGATAATGATTACACAGGTCCAGGGTTTAACGTAAAAGATAGAGTAAACGCAAAACACAAAAGACAATTTATTATTGAGGATCCATCTACTTTTACAGAGATGCCAAGTAAAGTAGCACAGTGTATTACTAAGCCAAAGAAAGTCTTGAAGCCATCTAATTCAGGCACGTTCTCACTTGACTTCAACAAGATAAATCGCGAAGCAGCGCACAAGATCAAGAGTGATAAATATAAAAATGATCTAGCAGCTGCTCAAAATGCTCTTAAAACAGATACGCCTTTAGCTATACAAGACTTCAATAATAAGCTAAGAGATTTAAATAAAGCTATTGATTTGCCAGCAGGTGACACTAAAAGTTTCTTAGATAATAGCGTAGCTGGATTTGATATTAAATTAGATTCTTTTGCGGATAACATAGACACTGCTGTAGAAGGAACTCAGCAATTGGATACGCAAATACAAAGAACAGCAACTGCAATACAAAATGCAAATCAGATAGACACATAGGATAAACAATGGGAAAAGAATTAGAAAACGCTGACTTATTCATCGATCCTGCAGAATTTGCTTCTGTCAAAGACCCTGATGATGGAAGAAGCGACCCTTCAGGCAAATTTCCAAGAGCAGATTATGTAGGAGTAAGTTCTGTAAATAATATAGCCACAGGCGTTAACACTAAGAGTGTCTATCTTGGCGGTGGTACAAAAGGAGTTGATTTAGAAATTCAAGAAGAGCCAGCTTCAAACTATACTATGAATCAAGTCAAGCAAACTGCTTCTGGACATATAATAGAGTACGATGATACTTTTGGTCGTGAAAGAATAATGTTACGTCATAAGACTGGGTCTGGCGTAGAAATGAGAGCAGACGGAAGTGTAATTATAAGTTCTACAAAAAACTCAATAAGAGTTACTGCCGCAGATGAGAAAGTAATTATTGAGGGTGATGGTGAGATAGTCTATAACGGCAACTTAAGCATGAGAGTTGCTGGTGACTTTAATTTAGAAGTAGGCGGTAATTATTCTGTTAAAGTTGCAGGAGAAATCGATGAAGAAGTATTAGGTTCGTATACTCAAGAAGTTACAAAAAATCATACAAAAACAATTAAAGGAAGTAAAGCAGAAAGTATAAAGGGCTCTCAAACCGAAACAATAATAGGCAACAAATTTTCAACTGTTAAAGGTAGTGTTGAAGTAGACATTAACGGCACTTTTGAACAAAACGTAAAATCAGAATGTACGTTAACATCTGAAAATGGAATAATAATATCTACTGAAAACGCTATTATTAATGCGTCTTCTTTATCAGTCGCTGGAGACAGTGGAACAATTGGTGGACATGAAATAGTATATTATGGAAATACAGCTCATATACCACGAGTTAATTCTACTTCGATGCACGCTACGACTTTTCACGGTGATCTAACTGGAGTGGCCGAAAAAGCAAACGAGGCAAATAAAGCTGGAACTGCGGCGGTAGGACCTGCTGGATCAGGTGGCACTCCGACCGTGACTACCGCTACTAATAAAAACACAACAAAACCTGACACTACTATAATGACAGATCTTTTAGATAAGTCAGATTTAGGAATAAGAAGAGTACAAATAGATCCAAATGACGACTTCGTTAACACTATAGATTTATCAGCAAATTATGGTGGAGTTTCTCCAGTCAGGCTTTCTACTGAAAAAGCTAGGTCTAAATTAAGAGATCCGAATAATCTTAAAAATCAAACTTTTACTGGAGCAATAGTATCAGAAGGGTTAATATCGAAGAATTTTGCTGTTCCTACACCAGCAAAATTTGGTAGAATAGTTGGTCCTGAGAAAAATGCTATGATTGGAACTGAATCTATTGGAACACAAGATGGTTTAGTTAAAAGATTTAAAGTACAATCTGGTGAAACTAACTTTTTCTTTAAGACAGTTTTTGTACCTGATCATAAGTATAATCCAGTATTTCAAACTGATATAAATCCAAGAACTAGACTTGCTGATGGCATAACTTTATCTAAATTTCTAGGTAGTCATGCAGATCCAGTAACAATGAATCATTTAACAGAAGTTTCACAAAGAAAGAACTTAGCTAAACAATATATGCTTCATGCTGAAGCTATGAAGACTATAAATTTTTCTACTGGCACGTCTGAATTTGAAAACTTTAGACTCGAAGTTTTAGAGGGTCTTTATGTTCCAGAATCTGGAGAAACACTAGATAAAACAGATGGTATTAATCATTTGCTAACAAATGGTCAGGCTGTGGTTTACGGTTTGTATGGATTAGATGGCGAAGTAGCGATAGAAAAAACATTTGATCTTGCTTTATATTGGAAAGATCATGTAAACTTTGAAAAGATGGTATTAGATTATGATACTTATAATCCAGATGGTTCTTTACACGCTTGTATTATATTAATTATGCCTAAGATACTCGCTCCTTGGACCGTAACTTACAATAATAAAGTCGAGACACGATTTAATAATGTTGTGCAGACCACTGAAGAATTGTTAGAGATTTTAGATGAAACTGAAAATATAGAAAATATCGTTGTAACTTGATATAAATAGAGAAAAGGGATTTAAATGCCAGCAAAAGCTTTTTCAATTGAAGACGGAAATTTAAGTAATAAGACTATTATTACTGCGCGCGAGCGTGCGTACTCTGATATTGATCTATCTTTTGCTAAAAAAGGATCTGGAGACATATTCAAAAAACAACACGCTGCAGCAGTAAAACAAGCAGTAAGAAATTTATTACTGACAAATTATTCTGAAAAACCGTTCTTACCTAGGTTTGGTGGTGACTTAAACGCTATGCTCTTCAGATTAAGTACAGATATTGATGATGATACTTTAGAAGATGACATTATAAAAGCTATTGAGACTTATGAACCTAGAGCAGAAGTGCTTAACGTTAATAGTGTTATAAGTCCAGATAGTAATGAAGTAAGAGTCACGGTGACGTTTAAAGTGATAAGTACTCAAGAAGAAACTTTTGTAGAAATTAATTTAACAAGGCTGAGATAAAATGGCAACTTCAATAAAATCAACTCAATTAGATTTTGATGTTATCAAGGCAAACTTAAAAGAGTTTTTAAAATCTCAAAGCGAGTTTGCTGATTATGATTTTGAGGCATCAGGATTAAATAACATACTAGATGTTTTAGCGTATAATACGCACTACAACGGGCTAATAGCTAACTTTGCGCTAAATGAAAGTTTTTTAACTACATCGCAATTGAGAAGCTCGATAGTAGCACACGCTGAATCTTTAGGATATGTTCCAAGGTCGTACTCATCTTCACAAGCAAAATTAAATATCTCAGTCACCGTGACAGACACTAACAGGCCTACAACAATCACTTTACCCAGAAACACAGAATTTACTTCTACGGTTGACGATGTAAGTTATACCTTTCAAACAAGAGAAAATTTTACAGGAACTGATGACGGCACTGGATTATATCAATTTACAGTTGATACTTCTGGAGATACAGCAATTCCAGTTTTTGAAGGCACTGAAAAAACAAAAACATTTTTTGTCGGAGAAAAAGCAGACACTCAAATATACGTGATACCCGACGTTACTATTGATACTTCTACCATTAGAGTAAGAGTCTTTGACACAGCAACTAGTACCAATTTTACCACTTACACTAATATAAGTAAAGCAGTAAGAATCACAAGTGACACAACTTATTACCAAATAAAAGAAGTTCCTAATGGTTACTATGAAATAATATTTGGAGATGGCGTGTCTACTGGTAAAGCTCCAATCGCTGGAAATAAAATAATAATTGACTATCTCTCTACAAAGGGAACACTTGCTAATGGAGCTTCAAGTTTTACAACTACTGCACAATTAACAGTTAACTCAATTGCTTACAACGTGGTAGCTACTACAGCAAATTCTTCTGCTGGCGGAGCGTATAAAGAATCAATCGAATCTATAAGACAAAATGCTCCGATCGCGTTTGGTTCTCAAAGAAGATTGGTAACTGCTGAAGATTATAAAGCTCAGATATTAACAAATTATGGTAGTTATTTAGATGACGTTATTGCTTGGGGTGGGCATGATAACGTTCCACAAGTTTATGGTAGAGTGTATGCTGGATTAAAATTTAAGAGTAACATAGCTGTAGACGTACAACAGGCAGTTAAAGATGAAATTATAACAGAGCTATCAGAAAACTTATCGATAATGTCTATTGATCTAGTATTTGCTGATGTTGAAACTACTTTCTTAGAAGTTCAAACATTTTTTAATCTCGATCCAGACTTAACAAGTTCTACAGCAAAAGCAGTAGAACAAAACGTGCAAACAACCATTAACAATTATTTTTCTTCTAACTTACAGAAGTTTGGAAAAGTGTTTAGAAGATCTAACATATTAAGTGTTATCGATGATTTAGATGTAGCAATACTAAACTCAAGAATGGACGTTAAAATGCAAAGAAGCTTTACGCCTACTGCAGGAACTTCTTTATCGTATACTATAAATTTTCCAGCTACACTAGCATCAGCAGATGACACGATACATACTATAACAAGTACTAACTTTACTTTTAACTCAAAAACTTGTGCTATTAAAAATAAGTTAAACAGTACTAAGTTACAGATAATATCTCAAGACGGAACAATTGAAGCAGACAACATTGGATCTTATGCTGCGGCTGCTGGAACTATAAATTTAGTTGGATTTAATCCTTCAGCTTTTGTAGGATCTGGAATAAAAATCACAGCAACACCTGCTAACCAAAGCACGATAAGACCACTACGTAATTTTGTATTAGATATAGATACTAGTAAATCAACAGCAAGTGCTTTACTAGACTTTCAAAACACTGCGGTAACTTTATAAATGGCCATAAACTATCATCATAATAGAAGACCAAAGAACTTTTTAAATAGAAAAGTTCGTGAAGCTTTACCAGAATATTTTGTAGATGAATATCCAAAGCTCGTAACGTTCTTAGAAAAATATTATGAAGATCTAGATTCTGATAGTCAAACTTCTTTTGGTAACGAAGTAAGACAACTTTATTCTTTACGAGACATTGGAGAAACTACACAACTTAATAGTCTAATATCTGAAATAGCTAGCGGACTTCCAAATGGAGATAATTTTACAGATCCAAGAATATCCGCAAGGAGAATAGCTGAACTCCAAAGAAATAAAGGAACTAAGTTTGCTATACAAGAATTTTTTAGAATGTTTTTTCAAGAGGCTATAGATGTTGAGTTTCCAAAAAAAGATTTATTCGTAGTAGGCGAGTCTAAGTTAGGGCCAGAATCTTTAAAAAGAATTCAAAACGGTCAATTATATCAAATATTTTCAATTCTCATAAAGACAAGTTTATCTACTAATGCTTGGTCAGAATTATATAAAAAGTTTATACACCCTGCAGGATTTTTCTTCGGTGCGCAAATAACGTCAGATACAGAGGCAAATGCTGGCATTGGAGCGATGCCTATAGTAGTATTAGACTCTTCTGTTGGACCATCGATAACTTCTGAAGCTTCTATGACAGCTATTGCCTCATTTGCACAGCTTACAGCTTTGATAGATTCAGATCAAAATGGTACTGATGATTTCAGAGTAGGATTAGATCAATTAGTTAGTGTATATCAAACCTTAACACCTACGCAAATTGATAAATTCTACTCTAGTGTAAGTGAGTTAATTGGACCAAATTCATTTAAGTTTGATGATAGTGATATAGGTGACAGCGCAGGAGCAGCAAGACCTGATTTCTCACTTTCTACAGAAACTATGGATAATGAAATATTCGGAAATTACTTAATTGATTCAACTTTCTAGTATAAATAGAACTATTATTTAGGATAAAAAATGACAAGACAAAATATTAATACAGGCTCGGCTGCAAATGATGGTACTGGTGATACCTTACGCTCTGCTGGTACCAAAATTAATTCAAATTTTATTGAACTATATAACTTCTTAGGTGCAGATGGAGATAGCAGTACTTTAGCTTCTAGAATTAAATTTCAAGACAGCGCGGTGGTGTTTGAAGGTAGTAACTTAGACGCGCACGAGACTAGACTTTTTGCAGCAGAACCTACTGCAGATAGAGTAGTGACTATACCCGATGCTACTGGAACTATAGTTTTTAAAGATACTACAGATACTCTAACTAATAAAACTCTTACTGCACCTACTATAGCAAGCATAACTAATGGCGGAACTGTTACTATACCATCAGGTACAGACACTTTAGTTGCGAGAACTAGTACAGATACTTTAACTAATAAGACGTTAACAACTCCAACCATAACTTCTCCTACCATTGGAACTGCAATAAATGACGTTAACGGTAATGAACTTATAAAATTTACTGCAACTGGAAGCGCAGTTAATGAAATTACAATAGCAAATGGAGCTTCTACAACTGGTCCAACTTTATCGGCAACTGGCGGTGGAGCTAACTTAAATATTATAATAACTCCAAAAGGAACTGGATCAGTAAGCGTGGGTAAAGCTGCTTACGGCGCTGCTACAATAACTACAGATGGAGCCGCAGATTCTTCTTCAAGTCTTATTATATGTAATTCAGGTTCACCTCTTGCAGTAAGTTTAGGTAATGGAACTACTGACGGTGAGTATAAGATTTTTTCAAATAAAGGTGCTGGTGCAGCTACTATAACTCCTGTTAGTTTTGCTAATGGAACTTCTTTTACGTTAAGTCAAAATAAAGCGACTCAATGTATTTGGGATGGAACAAATTGGTTTATGTTGAATGGCGCCGATTCTTCAGCAACCGGAATAACAATAACATAGGAATAGACAATGACGGCAATAATTACAGACATTCTTAAAAAGCAACTAGTGAAAAGTGTTTTTGACGAGATAAACGCTGGTTCTCAAAATTACTACATTGGAATTGGCAGATCAGAACAATGGAATGCCACCGAAACAGTTCCTACTCCAACTGACACTCCTAAAACCATAAGAGACGTTAAATCAGCTATGCAATCGGTAAAAAAAGTTGAAGGTGCTTCTTTTGTTATTCCAAGATACAATTGGACTTCTGGTGGAATATATAACGCATATGACGACGATTTAACTGCTATTCCTTCTAATAGTTACTATGTCATAACTGAAGATAACCAAGTGTATATCTGTTTACAACAAGGTAAAGATGCCAATGGAACTGCAGTTACTTCTACAGTTAAACCAAGTGGCTTAGATACTTCAAAACCATTTAAAACTGCTGATGGATACGTGTGGAAATTTTTATATACACTTAGTGCCGCGAGAGCAAGTAAGTTTTTATCAGCTAACTTTGTTCCAGTTGAAAGAGTAGCCGCAGATTCAGCAGGAGTTCCAACTCTCAATGTTACAGAAGCTCAACAAAAACAGGTTGACAGCAATGCGGTTCCCGGGCAAATATTAGGAATTGCTATTACTGAAGCAGGGACTGGTTACGATCCAGCCAGCCCACCAGCTGTAACTATAAATGGCGACGGCGTTAGAGCTGCAGCAACCGCGACAGTAAGTGGTGGAGCTGTAGTTAAGATAGAATTAGACTCAAGTACAGATAGCGCTATCACAATGGGACAAGGATATAATTTTGCAAGTGTTACTATCGCTGCTCCAGCTTCTGGAACCACTGCAACTGCTCGAGCGATTATAGGTCCAGATAGTGGTCTTGGTGCTGATCCAAGAGATGAATTAAAAGCTACTTCTTTGATGTTCAATATAAAACCAGACGGAGAAGTTGCTCAAGGATCCGTCAGTAATAAAACTTTTATAATTAATCAAGATTTTAGACAAGTAGCTCTAATTAGAAACCCGTTTCAATCAGACAGCGCAGCAGTCGGTAATAAGTTAACCGCAGCTTCTGGTCTAATGCTACAAAGTTTAGTAGTTACTGATTCATCAGAAGCAACCTCTTTTGCAGTTGACGCTGTTATCACTGGAGGTTCATCAGCAGCAAAAGCTGTTGTAGATAAAATTGAAACCACTACTGGTTATCTTCCTCAACTAATAGTTCATCAAAATGACTCAACTGGATTTAAACCTTTTACTGAAGGTGAAGCTATAACCGGAGGAGCTGGAGCCGCTACGCTAGAAGCAGGCGGTGTCGATGCAGATACAAGCGCGTTCTCTCCTAACGACGTTAGGAAGACATCTGGAGAGATTCTATATATAGAAAATAGAGCACCAGTGGTAAGAGCTTCAGGACAAACAGAAGATATTAAAGTGGTAATTACATTGTAAGGTATAAAAAATGGCGACAACTTTAACCAACACTACATTCTCAACTACCTATAAAGACGATTTTCGCGATAGCGATAACTATCATAGAATATTATTTAATACAGGTAAAGCATTACAAGCAAGAGAATTAACTCAAATACAGACTTTCTTACAGAATCAAATATCAAGATTTGGTAATAACATATACAAAGAAGGCGCTGTCGTAAAACCTGGGGGTGCTAACCTTAATCAAAAATATGAGTTCATAAAACTTAACACAACTACGAACGCTTTACCTACTGACACTTCAATACTGCTTGGTCAAATATTTACCGGTTCTACATCATCTATACAAGTTAAAGTTCTTCAAGTAGTTGAAGCTACTGGATCGGATCCAGCAACTCTTTATGTTCAATACATAAATACTTCTTCTGCTACAGCAGGAACAACAACTTTAAGAATGACTGCTGGAGAGAACATGACCGGTGCTGGAACAGCACTTGGCGAAACTTTAACCGTACAAACTACTAATACACTAGCTAATCCTGCAACAGGAGTAGGAATATTAGCAACATTAAAATCTGGTGTTTATTATGCAAGAGGCCACTTTGTATTCACTGAAGATCAATCTACGATAATATCAAAATACTCAGACGTTGTAACTACAGATTTAGGATTTAAAGCAGTTGAAGATATAGTTACAGTATCAGATGATACAGATTTGTACGATAATTCTGGAGCAACTCCAGAC